CTCTACGTCTGGATCAGAAGTAGATCCACCAGTTGATCCGAAAAGAACGTCACGGTTCGTGTCGATGGTGATAACGGCAGTTCCACCTTCCTTAATGGTAACACCTTCGCCACCGTCAAGAAGAAGAGCACCAGCAGTAGTCTTCATTGTAGACTCTGCACCACCCTGGATGTTGAAGTCAGAAGACATGTCAACGTCCAATTTGGCAGATGCCATTTCGATCTCACCGTCAGCATCGATGTCCAACTGTCCATCAGTAGATGAGTTCAAGGAAATAGCACTATCGCGGAATTCAAGCTTTGCATCTGCATCAGCAGCACCAATCTTGATGTTGGTTCCGTCGAAAGTAAGGTTGTCGGCAGCACCAAGCACACCGCTGTTATTAAACTGAACTTGGGTATTACTACCCGCAACACCTGCTGCAATAAGGTCTTCGACAGAAATCTTTCTAACCTTACCTGCGGATGCGTCGTGAACGGCAACAAGGTCAACTGCTTGTGCCGAAGTAATCAGGTCCATAGACCCGCTAATGTCGAGTGAGAGTTCACCTACGGAACCCGAACTACCAATACCACCACTAGAGTGGAGTTTAAACTGTCCTGCATTTAATTTTGTTCTAGCCACTGTATTCCCTCCTGATGCGGAACCACCAGACATACCCGAAAGGGTTACGTTCGTGCTATCCGACGTTGTTATTGTGACATTTCCTGACGTACCTTCTACTTGGTTCGTCAAACTGATAACATTACTACTAACTGATGCGCTGATTTGCAATGGTAAGTTATTAATAACTGTACTAAAGTAAGACGCGAATTGATTGGTACTTAGAGTACCTGACGCCTCGTCTGATGCACCACGGACGGAGTAAACTACTTCATCCTTTGTGAATACATTAGCGATTGTTGTAACGTCGCCTGTCGTAGATGTGACTCTGAAAACAGTTTCAGATGCCGTAGTCCACGATGCGGACCCACTTGCGCCCAAGCGAATGCTTAATGGAATTGCCTCATCACCAAGATCTGCTGCCATGACCTTCAAACGACCGGATTCTATCTTGACATGTGAATCAAAAAGTTTGATTTCACCGTCGCCGTCTGCTGCTAAGAGAATGTGTCTCACAGCATTATGAAGATTGGTCATGGAAATGGTATTAACGTTAATACTGTAATCACCAGCAGCGTTCTTTCTACCAAAACTGGTATTTGCAACGTTTGCTGTAAATCCACTACTTGCGTTATGAAAGTCGATAACGACGGAGTTTTCTTCAGCGTCCTTGAATTCAATTACCGCTGGTTTGGTTCCGTCAGTTGCCCACTCACTTTTCCATTCATCTGTATTGTTCTGGGGAAACTTGATATAAAAATATCCTCTCCCAGAAGTTGGAGATCCATCTTGATATAGTACCACAGTCTCTGAAGCATTACCTGCTACCGTATGAGTCCCATTGGCAGAAGAACCAGAGAGCATATGCCCGCTGTATCCACCGCTGGACCTATTCGTTAAGACCGTGAACTTGACTTGACTATAAGCACCACCCTGACCGTCATTGAGGGTAATTGTAGTGTATTGGTTCGGTAATCCCCCGAGGGTGATTGAACCTTGTGCGAATGCCATATATATCTTCCTCCTGTATAGTTCGCATAAACTAAACCGGTACTGTTAATAAAGAAAGATAACGTGATGTGATTAAAGGAAACTAAAACTTATTCTTTTTCGAAAGCAATGGTGCCTTCGTTTGAGTCTGGGATCAAGGCACTGTATTGGTCATCTTGTTGAATTCCATATGCCTCTCTCAAATCATTCAAACTTTTATAAAAACCAGAATCACCTTTGGCAATTTCTTGTAAAAGAAAATTCTTTTTCTTTTCAAAATCAATAAAAAGTTCTGCCAATTTAGTTTTAGCATTTTTGGCGTGCTCTCTGTACAGTAGCACTGCCTTGGTCTCTTCTACACTGCACTCTATGTGGGATGGCAGTTCTTCAATTTCTTCTTCTTTCTCATTTTCTACCATTTGAGATTCGGAAATTTGATCTATGATATCTTTGATATCCTCATTTGATTCTCCTTTTTCACCAGATTCCATAGCAGCGACAAGATCTCTTAATTTATTTAATATACTCATTGCAAAACACCTCCTCATGAAAAAAGAATCTTTTTAAGATTTCTAACAATATTATCGAACTTACAAAAATCAGAATCTAAAAACTCTAAAGACTTCATTTTGCATGTTTGGTCCTTGTCCTCAAACTCAAAATAGAACTTTCCGTTCTCCAGTCTCGTACATTTGACCAACTTAATTCCCGACAGTTGCAAGTATGCTGCAATGCCGATATCACTTGTAATATAATTTTCTGCTTCACTCATTTCCGTAAACTCTCCATCGTTGTAATATGATTTAATTAGTATGTAGTGGAATCAAACACAGAAGAATATTCTTACGAAATTCTAAATGTTATCCCTTGAGATAAGACGCATATATTATATCATCAGCTAAAAGAAAATCTGCCTCGTTAAAGACAATCTTGTTAGTCCCAACCACAGTATAGTCTCCAGATGCACCTGCTGTTGCCAACAAACCATTGATAAAAATAGTCTCTGTGTTGCTGGCAATATTGTTAGCAGTGGTAAAGGTTTTGTTATCTCCAGGCAGCGCATCATCTGCTTGTTTAAGAAATTCTCTAATCACAAAATTGTCTTGCACAATTGTCATGACTTCATCAGACTGCACGCCTGCACCTGTGCCTCTGCTCGTAAGAATGGTTATATTCTGAGTTCCTGATCTGCTTGTGCCAGCAGCAGGGACGTTTGAAAATGGAGAAAAGAACGGATTAAGATGAGGAGGACAATCATGAGGAAGATTGATCCCTGATAAACCATAGTACTCGCCATTTTCGTGATCAGGTATCTCGCCCAAAGTAATTCTTTCTCTAGGAATCTTTACTTCTACAGCGTTCTCTCTATAAACAAAATTGGGTTTAATTTGATTCTTGTCGTCACCTATAAGATAAGCAAGCACGTCGATCTTTATGTTCGTTTCAAAACTTCTTTCTTCATTTGTATAGTTGTTTAAATTATTATTTTGAGCAAAGTCTTGCTGTATGAACCCTTCATATCTATGACCATTGTTGATTAGATTAATGTAATTTACTCCACCCGGACGAGTGACAAACGGGGTAATGATATCATTCATCTGTTGCTGATATTCTGTCCTGATCTTGACATTGTAGGTTACAGTAACATAAACCGGCAAAGGAATAGTCACCGTTGAGTACACTATCTTATTATCTGGTGGAGTAGGAAAGTTAATCTTTCCTCCTGTCAACCTTCTAGTATCAGCGTTTGTAAATATTGTAGTCTTCTCCTGGTTTATTTCTCTTGCAATAGGAATAACACCACCCTTCTCATCATCTTCCGGCAGGGCATTGCCCTGAATAGTTCCCTTTCTATTGGGATCTTTTACTACCGACTCTCTTTCAATAGTTATAATTGGCAACACCAGAGTTCCCTGCTTGTCTCTTATTTCCTGACCTCTTTTAGACTGAAATGCCCTTTCAGCAGAAGACCAAATCACTGGAACCTTTGACCACCCTTTGTTGGTTGATGTGAATATAGACATCGTCTCCAACATATAGACAAGCATTGCACTATCCACATTTTGAATTGTAGATGGTGGAAAAGGTATTTTCTTTGTATCTAAAACACAATCTTCAGGTCGCATCAAACAGTCCCTCTCTTGCTCTTACGCAAGTCGCCATAATCTCAAATGAACTCTCTACTTGACCAAACAACCACCTTGGTTCTTGAAGGGTAAGGATTTCATAGTGCCTGTCTCCAAACAAAATAAAGTCTCCTTCTCTAACAAACAAATTCTGATCTTCTGTCAACCTTCTTTTATGAAAATAAACAGTTATTCTTTCGATCCTATCAACACCAAGTCCTGTAGTGGTCGTCTCTTGTGAGTCCCACTTGACTAGTGCATGTACCCTTATAGGGTTGTAAAAGTTTTTTACTATCGCTTCTCCATAGACTTCATTGTAATCTGTATGTTCCGTACTGATTGCATAATAGATTACTGTCTGTCCTATGACCCGTTCAATGACTTCATCATTTACTTGCTTTACAAGGTCTTTTTCTTTTTTGCCTGTAAACATTGGGGGTGGAGGATTATCTGGTTGTGTCCACTTGTTGTCACTCATTTCATAAAACTCCTATGCCTATCCTACAAAAATATTAACTGGTATTCTCTGAACCACCTTTTCGCTTGCTTCAACCTTCTCTGCATCGATTGAGGCAAGTCTAGCATAGGTAAGATCTGATAATGTTACCTTTAGTTCCTCTCTTAGTCTTTCCTGTTCCTCTCTTGCCTGAGCAATCAAATCGCCACCGTTTAAAGTGACGGACTCTCCTGGGATAGGCACAGTGCTAAACTTAGAGCGTACTTGACCCAACATCTCCTTAGACAAGGAAAGTGCGAACCTTCTAATCCACTGCTTACCAATTGAGTTTATATTTCCATATGGCAAGTTGCCAAAAGGCAAGGTATTCAGATTATTGATTCCATCCATTGTAGTGTCACTGGCACTGGACGACATGAAGGCATCTCTTGGAACAGAGAACTGAACCCACATTTTAGATGGTCCACCTGTTGTTGGTTGTGGAAACAATCTTATCTTATTGTCCTTCAACTCGTATGAATAGTGAGATGCCCTAGTGTAGATTGCATCTTCAAACGCCAACGCCTGAGATTTATTCTGCCATGTTGGTACCAATTCAAAAGTCGAAGCGTCTGAAAATTGTCCATAATTACTCAAATTACCGACAACATTTAAACCACCGTAATATCCATAAAACCTCCACATTGCATGTGGTGTCTTGAAAAATACCCTTTTAATCGAAACTCTTTTGCCTGCCAAGTTTCCTTGGTAGGGAACACCCGTGGCGGTTGAGATGATTTGCTGCAAATCGTAATCTTGCTTTTCAGGAGTTACATCAAATGAAGCAGAATACTCCACGGAGTGTCCAAGTCCTGCTTCAGCGGAAACTCCTTCTAGGACTCTTCTTGTAGTTCCATACTCAAACCTTGGATATTTCAAGGCAACATGAGTGCCACCAAGAGAAGAACTCAACTCTCCTGTCTTGATTTCACCCTTGTGGTCAAAAGTGCCCGTCATGTTACCAAGAGCATCGGACAAAACATTGCTTGCTTGGTGAACGTTAATAAGATAAGAATACTCTAAGCACGCCTCCTCATAGGCAGAGTATATATTCCCTGTTGTTAATTCAATGTCTAGGATGTCACCACCAAGTTTCTTATAAACATAAGCAACTTGTTCAGTTGCACCTGATAAAAAATCAACTGAATAAAGTGGTGCCGTAGGATCTGAATATACCTTATAGGGAACGAGTGAGTTTACATCCGTAGTAGTCCCTGTGACGGGAAGTACGATGGCGCTCACTGTTGATGCTGGTGTCAAAGTGGGTAAAGACATTAATTAATCCTCACTAAGTTAAAATCTAGTCAAATATAATTAGTTGTAACCTACACTAAACACCGAAACTGATTTTTTTGTTCTCAGGATTATTTCTTAGTTCTTTTTCTAGTAGTCTTCTTCCTAGTGGTTGTTGCCTTCTTTGTGGCAGTAGGGGTCTTGTTTGCCCTTGTGGTAGACTTTTTAGTTGTAGTCTTAGTCGTTGTATTCGTTGTAACATCCTCTGTCTTAGAAGTGTCTTCTGTGGTGGTTTCTTCTGTATTTGTTACAATTTCTTTTAGTGCTGAAGGGGAGACTTTCTTGACCTTTTTAACTACCTCCGTCAAATCCTCAACAACCTCTTCTTTTTTTCCAAACAGTGCTGCTCTTAACTTCACATACTTCTTGGCATATTTATCCATTGTTAATCTTTTTCTACGCTTTCCCATTATAAACTCCTTTAACTAAATGGTCATAGTAAATAGTGTACAAAATAGAAAACCCCAAGTCATAAGACTTAGGGTTGATTCTATTGATAAGGCGAGTTAATTACTTATTGTCCAATGATGTCATCTGCGGCGACGCCATGAGCAAGAACGATGAAGCGAGTACCATCACATACCACCTCGACCTGTGCACCTGGTGTTCCTGTAATCGCAATGTCGGTATCAATTGCGAGGGCGGCGTTAGATGCCTCAATACCAATCGTGGTCTGTGAGTTAACATCTATGGTCAAAGTCTTTCCTGCATTTGTTTGGACTCCCTTGATCCACCAACCTTTTCCTGCTTCAGCACATGTTGGCAATGTTAAGGTATAGTTATCGGAGGCAACAAAAATTGTTCCACACTCAGCAACCGCTACACCCTTGCTTGCAGTGACTGTTTCAACCTTTTTTCTATCTGCACTATATCTTCCTAATTTACTCATTTTTAAGAATCTCCTTTTATTTTATGCTTTAAATGAATTAAGGCATAAATCGCCTTATCTTTTCTCTACTAAATAGTTTTAGAAAAACAAAAACCCCCTCCAAATTAATGAAGGGGGAATTTATTTTGAGATACTAGTTTATCTCTTAGTTGCCGCCTGATTCTCCCAAGAGACCTCGGACGATAACGAGACCGTACATGTCAGGACGAACCATCTTCTTCGCATAGCGAGTCATGACGCCCTTACGTGGTACGAAATCTTCCGTTCCGAAGATCGTAGGAGTAACCTGTAGTGGCACATAAGGGGCGTAGACGTATCCGCTCTCCAAGAAGGAGTTGCCCTTGCGACCAACGAGGATCACGTTACGTGGGAAGTAAGGATCGACCATAACGTCGAACTTCTTACTCAAGGAACCAACATTCTGTGCACCAATCTGTCCACGGTCTGAGTCAGCAGTAACGCTTGCGCGGAAACCTGCGGTAAACTCAAGGATGTTAGCGACTTCTGGGGAACAAACAACAAAGTTTGCACCACCGCGAAGCGTCTTACGGTGGATCTGAGCACTTACGTCATTGATTGTCTCAATGAGAGTCTCGTACCACTCGCTAACAGTGCCAGTGAAGTCTGGAGCGGCAGCGGTTGCGCCGAGTTCCGCACCATTACTGTCAACGAAAAGACCTGGTGCACGACTCCAGTAACGAGTACCGGCGGTTGCGCCCTTAACCAAGTCGGAAAGAATTTCACGGTCAATTTCAAGAGCAATCTGCTCAGAAAGAATACCGGTCAACTCAACTTCAGCGTCAAGATTGTGATAAGCGTTGAGGTCCTGACCCAATTCTGGGGACCACTTTGCCTTCAACTTCTTGGTCATCGCTGTCACGGCAATACTATCAACCTTGATGTCGATCTCTGCCATTCCACCTTCCAATTCAAGATTCCAATCTGGTGCAGTGGAAGAACCCTTTACACCGCCGATAGCATGTGAACCTGCAACGACAAAGTTGTCTGCAACTGGGAAATGCACACCAAAGTTATCTTTATTGGCACCACCTTCAAGGGCGGCCGCTCCGTCTGTCTTAACCACGCCTGCTGGGTTAACCAAAACAAGACGAAGTTTGCTACTAACAATAGATGTTAAACGACGAATATGAAGTACACCAGTGTCCATAAGGTCGCCGGTGGCATCATCAAAGATCGTAATTGCCTTGGTTGTACCATCGCGCTGAAGTTCGATTGCCTGAAGTGCGTCTGTGTTCAAACCTGGCAAAATGGTCGTGGCGTCCTCAAGACTGTCCAAAACCAAAACTCTTGCGGTAGATCCCATTGCAAGAATGTCTGGATCATACTGGATAACCTTCTTTTCTGCTTCAGTAAGTGCAGAAACCAACTTACCACCATCAGCTAGGGCACCAACGACAGGCGTGTTGCTAAATTGAAGTCCACCGTTATCGGCGGCAGCGAGGGAACCGGTTGCGTGAGAGTAACCAGTTGCCAATCCGTAGAAACCACCAGGTTCACCTGACTCAGAAGTGGCCTGACCATCAAGGTCAACACCGGTCTGGATGTTTCTACCCACAACGTTACCACCATAGACAGATTGTCCAGATCCTGCTGACTGTGGTCGAACTTCCGTGGACTTGGTAAAGTCAAGGAAGAAAATGAGACCACTTGGTAGACTCATTGGTTGAACTGAAACTAGATCATTAGCGATCAAACCGCCGAATACACGACGAACGATTGGGAAAGCAACAGCAGCAAAACCCTCTACATCACCACTAGCCATTGAGGAAGATTCACGGAGAAGTTCCTTTGCTTGGTTTTCGAGTAGTACTGCCATGCCTTGTGCTTTGTTGTCATCACTGAGACCTTCGAGGAGACCGGTTGCCTGCCACTTCTCAAGAAGAGCAGCACCTTCCTTGGAGACATCACGATTCACAACGCCTTCTGTAAGCTTTTGCAAAATAGACATTTTATAAAACCTCCTAAATTAGTTATTCTTTAGTCCTGCAAGAATCTTCATCCTATCAAAGAAAGGATTGTTTTCTTGCTTTGCTGTCTGGTTGCGTGTAGCAACCATCAATGAAGGTTTCCTACTGACTGCTTCGCTAAGTGATTCTGGAAGAGGGTCCTTGTCCGTGCTTCCCACTGTGCCCTGAAGAGTCTCAAAGAGTACCTTCGCGTTTTCAACAGACTTAACTTTAGAAATGGCTTCGACAATTTTCTTCTTTTGTCGCTCATTCAGGGAGGCATTTCCTAACGTCTGATTAATATAAAGTAATTTGGCATTCATAACATTTGTTTCGTTAATCTTTGCCTGTAGTGTAACAACTGCCTCTTCAAGTTCGGCAGTCTTATTTTGTAATTTGTTTCCTGCTGACGCCAATAGGTCATTCTGCTCTTGCAATTCGGCAACGCGATCACGGAGCGCCTTCATTTCTTCTGCGTGCTCTGTGTCGGTCTCTTTTGCCAATGCTTGATTTTCGAGTTCTTTCATTTCTGCCTCGGAGGTTCCTGCCCATCCGCGCTTTACAGGTTCAATGTCAACAACAACCTTCTCTACAATGTCATCAATAGAGTTTTCATCAAAATTTTCTAGATCTAATTCTTCAATAAGGTCATTTGCGACTGTTTCAAGTAATTCTTCATCAATTTCAACTTCAATAGACTCAGACATAGCGCTTGGACCGGGTTCGTCTGCATTGGGCATCCCTGATGGGGGTTCCTCAAGGGCAAGATCCGCGACGTCTTCGACTGCGTCTTCGTGAGATTCCATTTCTCCACCAAGTGCCTTTTCGACAGCGGCGGACAACTGATCTAGGTCAATCTCCACTACCTCTTCGCCATCAGCGATATCTCGAAAAGAATCAGGTAAGTCCTGAGTGGAGTCATGAGGTTCTGGAACTTCGTCTTCCATCTCTTCTGCTTCTAATAGTTGTTCTACTGCCTTCTTAACTTCGGCAGAGTACTTTTCAACAACCATGTTTTCTGCGTTTTTAATTGCGGCTTCCTTTAATGCTCTTGCATCGATAATCGCCTGTTCTAGCATTGATGACATTTTCTTTCTCCTAAAATAATATCAAAAAATTATGAGAATACTTGTATTCTTAATAAATAGTTATTTTTTTTGCAAAAAGAACGGTATTTTGAATTTTAATAGACTACTGTTTGTACTTGTTGTCTCTTTCTTGTTGAAGTTTCTTTAGAACGCGCTCTCTCTTCTTTTTTTCGCGCCTCCTGCGTGCGGAAGGTTTCTCATAATATTCCTTTGCACGGACTTCATCTAGTATTCCGCTTTTCTTAACTTTCTTTGCAAACCTCTTGATCATCCTCATAGTTTGATCTGGATGGTTTATCTTTACCTGTACGTTTACTGGAGTTCTTCTACCCATTTTTACACCATTTTCTTCCAATTTTCGCTTAAATTGCCAAATATAGTACTGATATCCACACCGGGGTCGTTAGGGTCAATATTTGCCATCGGGGAGTGTGAGGAACTAGACCCTGGAGATCCACCGGAAGGCAAAGGTTTTGTACCTTCAAAGACATCACCGTAAGAGTCACGACCTATTGAATCAAGCATTCTTTTCTTTGCTTCTTTTAGTTTTTTGTCCTGCTCTTCTCGCCTTCTTGCGAGAATATCCTCGTTGTTCTTTGACTCAACAAGACTTTGAGCACCGGATAGTCCTGATACAACTTCCTGTATTATTTTGGAGAGCGCACCTTCTTCAAATATAACTTCTTTAACACACTGCTTAACTAACGGTTTTAATATCTTTTTTAAATTCTCAGAATTCATTTGTTCCTCAAGTTTTCTTTAATTCTTTGTCTAACTTCCTGCATGGTTGCTGCCACGGATAGTGCCAGCGCCTTGCGAGCGGTTTCTTCGTCATCAAACTTGCCGCGCAATCGATCTGTAAGTTGCTTGACACCTAAAACTCCACGGTTTGCATACCCAGGACCAATCCTTTGAACTGATAGACTCGCTTTGCCACGAGCGTCATTTCCAAACGTGCCGCCCAGCACCTTTAGGATCGCCCTCTTACCAGTTTTTGTAATGTAAGCATACACAGATCCAGGTTCAGGTATCCACTGACCTGTCTCAAGTCCTTGAACAGGGGGTGGTTCTTCGTCGAAAGGTTTAGCAAAGTCTTGCTCCTTTTCAACGTCTGATAGTTTTTCAACCTCTTTTTCCCAGTCCTTTCCAATTCCCAACTTTTGACCCAAGCGTGCAAGAAACCCAGGTTTTGCCGCAGGTTCTTCACCAGGCAAAGGAGAAAGTCCTGCCTTCTTGCGGCGACCAGAACCCATTCTTCCAGAAGTGGGTGCGGAAGACGAAGAAAATGGATTGCCAATCAGTTCTTGCAAGATCTCTTCAATCAAGATGTCATCAATAATTTCTTCTAATCTCTCATTTTCAACTAAGATTTTCATTTCTCTCCCCTTGTTGACAAGATATCGTTCATCAATCTATTGATCTTGTCTGCCTTTGTATAGATGTTTGGGATTTGCTTCGCCTCTTTCATCATGAAAGCGCCGGGAGTCGATGGTTCAGAAACCATATCAAAACAAATCAGTTGAAAGTCGTCTTGTACAACCACTTTGCCATTTGACTCCTGTACGGACCCCATCCCCCTAGATGAAATACCCATCTTAATTCCAGACTCCACGAGACTGCGTAAGATCTGACCCGAGGGGGTTGGTAGGACTTCGATTTTTCCAATAACTTTGTTATCTTCCATCCAAATGTCTGTGACAACATGAGAGGCGTTTTTCAAATTTATAACTGAATCGTCGGGGTGGTCCAACTCGCCCACTGCTCTTCTTTCTTTTACGAGTTTGTGATAGTTTTCTATTTCTCTCATGAGTACCTTGTGGGGATAAACTCTGCCATTACCATTTAGGGTTTCTGACATCTGCATAACCCCAGATAAGATCAGTGCACCGTTTGCAACGCGGATCTTTTCGTCTTCAGTTAATAGGTCGGAGCAGATTCCGCCCTCACAAAGTTCATAATACTCTCTTAAAATCTTCATTATAACTCTCTCTTTGCGGCGTCCCGCCGCATCGGTATCTTCCCTCTGCAACACCTTGCAACGGGGCGCATCATCCATCGAATTTTAGTTAGTGGTCTCATCTTTACTCCTTATGAGCGATATCCCATAGTCAGTGAACACGGAACAGAGTGCATAACTCGTCGCAGACGATAGGCACCCTAGCATAAAACCTGTCACAGGACTATAATCAAAACTAATTAGTGCGCTGAAAAAAGATAGTCCCCATAAAATAACACCGACCCAAAATCCGGTGCACATTGGACAAGACAGAAGTTCTCCAAACCACCCCTCGGTAGGACGGACTTTATCAAAAATCTTTCCATATACTAGGATTTGGGTCATGCCCCAGGAAATAAGAACAAAGGTTAGCAGGTTCATTTACTCGTCGGTGTCTTCACGGATCAAACTGTAGTTATACATATACCCATATGGTCGTACTTGTGGATCCATAGAACCCTTCTTATCAGAGTGGGGCACGTCACCAAGTTCAGTACTATACTCATCTTCTGGATCCAGGACATGATCGAGGTCGCGGTCACTGATTGACTTTGTTGCCTGAAAGTATGGTTTCTCTTCTTCCAAGAATTTGTGTATCACATAAAGTGCTGCTTGGACTTCGTCGATGCCCTCAAAAGAAGATTTCAGTATAGATGCCTCCATTGCACCGTAAAATGATCCACCACGGATACTTGATGGGTCGATCACACCTCTGGATGCAAGAACATTAAATAATCTATCCTGAGCGCCGTATGCTTTGTCGTCGATCTCTTCCTTTGGAAAAGCAACACACTTATTCTTAGTGGGAATCACAACAATGTCCACATCCTCATGATCAAATATCATGATGTCGCCACTTAGACTTCTGGATGCATTAAGGTGGATTACCTCTTTTGGCAAATCTTCGCCAGTCGATGGGTCTTTTTCAATCTTAATTGCAATCATTGTCCATCTTCTCTAGTTCGCCAACCAACTGTTGGGTTTTTAAAACTGTTTCAATTATTTCAGGAGAGATCTTTTGGTCTGAAAATCCTTCCAGCACATGCAGTATGTCTTCTGATTTGCGCAGTAAATCCGCGTCTGTCTTGAGGGACTCGCTTGTCTTTGCGTCTTCGATCTTAGAAGACACCCTTTGGATCTCCTCATTAAGGTAGGTCTTAATTTCTAGTCCGTTATCGGAAAACGAGGTTATGTACTTTGTAAGCAATTCCTTCTGTTCGTCCAACAACCCCTCGCTATATTCTTCGTTAAACTTGTTAACAAACGTCTGATAAACCAAGTTGTCTACGGGTGCCATGGCACTCTTTCCATCTCCAGAAGAACCTGACATGGTTTCTAGCACCTTTTCTTCCAACAGCACCCTCTCAGAAGCAGGGACCGAATCATTAAAAATTGAATATACAGAAGCAATGTTTCTGTAGTTTGGAACAAATGTGTTGAAAATCTTTGGAGTGAATGCGATGTTCATGTTCTTGATAAGACTTGTCTGATCTTTGTAAATCTCTCTCTTGTTTAACTCTTTGTGTGCTATCTTTGTTTCCATAACAATCTTTTCTGCAATGCGTCGGTCTAAACCTTTAGTCTCGTACAGAGAGCGATACAGATCCAACTCTTTTTTCAGGGCAGAATCACCAGAAAAATATTGCTTAAGGATTCGAACTGCCTTTTCTTTTCGATTCTTATCTTCCTTGAGAATCGACTTGGTTAACTCTCTAACTAACGACTCATACAAGAACGCGGTGTTTCTCTTTTTATTGTGCTTTAGTCTCATGCTTTTCACTCCTTAGATTCAATGTCTCAATGAGCATGGAAACCTCTCTATTTGTTTCCATTATCCTCTTCTCTTCCTCTTTATAATTAGTCTGCTTTTTCTCAGTAATACTGCCTTTTGCAAGTCTTGAGAGATCAGATGCACCTTTGCTGATGTTCCTTGTAGTATTTTTAGTTATCTCGTTGTTCCAAGACCCCTTTGTAGATCTTTGTTGCGCTCCAAAGGAATTTGAACTACTTTTAACGGGTTTATACTTTTTGCCTTTTGATCGAGCAGTTGTTGTCGAACCATCTTCAAAAGTCGTCTTGCCCCTCATTTTATCCTTCTCTCGTTGAGTCCAGCGACTGCCAGGAGGTTGAATTGGAAGCACGTCATCCTCTGGTGCTTCTCCACCCGGATCTTCCATGCCTTCGATATCTCCAAAATCCCCACCTTCTTCACCGGTGTCCAAATCTCCAGTATCCTCAAACGAGTCAGCAGGAAGGTCCTTCGATGCCTCTGCCTGTACAAGTTCTCCTACCGCCTCCAATTGTGCATCAAAATTACGGTCATAGAACATCTCGCGCTGATTCCTGACGAACTCTTCGTCAGTCATACCAAACAACTTCTTGGTAATCCATCTTCTACTGAAGAATCCCTCTGTTGCAGCGCCAGCGACGTCAAACTTAGTCTTCCAGTGTTCCAGTTCCTGCATCTCTGCGATCTTTGAAGGGTTGTTCAAAGAGATCTTAAAGGACACCAAGTCATCCTGGCGAAAACCTAAGACATATAGGTGCACAATGCCGATCTTTTCCAATTCAGTTATAACTGAGCGTTGCAACCTTTGAACTGTGCGGGCAAACCTAATATCCTTCTGTGCCAAGGTGGTCTTATCCTCTGCAGCGTCGTCTGACTGGGCGAGATAAGATCTTGGTACCTTGAGCGCTGAGAACAACTTGTCTCTCAAATACTTGACGTCGTCAATATCGCCCGTATAAGACCCACCTGGTAGACTTTCTACTCTTGAATTCTGTCCTGCACGGGTTGGAATAAAGTAATCCTCATCGATTGAAAGCGGATTGTATCGTAGATCTACGCGACCAGTATCCGGGTCGACAACCTGGTGTCTTTTCATTTGAGTCATTATCTTTTGCATGTATTGCTCAACGTCATCGGGTGGAATACTGCCAACATCTACATAAAATACTCGGCGTTCTGGGGACCTAACGATACGATATGCCATCATAGCATCCTCAAGCAAGGTCATTTGTCTCCAAATGCGGCGTGCTGGTTCTAGAACTGAACTGCCGTAAGGGGCGTACTTGTCGTTTCCTAAAATCCTAAAGTGCCCCATTTGCCAGTTCTCGAAAGTTAAACCGGCAGTGTTCCACTGGAATTGTGTATAGTTTGGATTTGTCTTGTCTTCGCCCTCTAGTCTCTCTATTTCTGGAGTTGGGAGACCGATGGCGGACTGTATGCCACGTTGCTCATCGATATCTAAGTATAGAAAGAAGTCTCCGTACTTACACATGGTCCGACACCAACCAAAAAGATTGTATTCAATGTTTAGTATATTATAATACAGGGCATTTAAGACAGACTTTATCTCTTCGTTTGCGCAATCTATATTGATCAGTGGTCTTAACTGGGAACTAGTTGTCATCTCGTCTGCGTATATGTCTAATGCGGATGCAATTTCCGGGGTGTACTCCATTTGATCAAAATCAACATAGCGTTCGGCGCGGTGCTGATTTGCCATGACGTTTGCTTGGATATTTGAAAATGGGTCATATGCTGTCTTCTTGAATTGCTTTCCACTGGCAGACCTAAACCGACTGGCGTATTTATCTAGATCAATTCTTCTAAGTCTGCGTCCTGTCTGAGTTCTTCTCGCGACAATTGGACCCGATAGTAACTTTGTAAGTCGGCGAAAAAGTATGTTTTCTGAATTTTTTGCGTTTTTTGTTTGATCTGCCATCTTTTACCCTTTGTACAACCAGGAATATTCTTCAATGTTCTTCTTGTGTTTGTCGAGTGCCTTGGTTTTCTTCACTTCTTTGTACCCCTGCATTCCTGGAATTGTTGTATTTAATATTGTAGACGATTTAGACATAGAATTTAAGAAAACCTTTTTATATTCAATTTCTCTTCGATTCTCAACCAGTGCCGTGTCCCTAACCCAGCAACCAATCGCACATGACATCACAAGGTCATCATTATAGGATCTCATTGCTTCAGCGCGACCATTGTTCCATATAAATGTTTTCATTTCATTCAGTAATCGAACAGAATTTACTTTAATTAGTTTGTTTCTCACGAATTCCTCTAGTTTTGCTATGATTAGGGGTCTAGTCTTTTGGGTCATGGAAAAACCCGCTATAGCGTTTGACATGTGCTCACCGCGATATTGATCTATATACTCGTGAGTCGACTTTATTGAATAATAGATGTTAGGATAATCCTTCTCTCTTAATTTTTCTAGAACAGCATAACCAACAGTGTTGTTTTCCACTACCAACATACAATCGTTGTATTCACGACCAGCATCAAAAAGCACCTGAGAGAAAACATCTGGTGTCACTTTGCCCTGATATTCTGCGACGATTTCCATACTTGCAAGATCAAAGACATGAAAAACAGAATAATCTTTGCCATCGCCTCGGGCAACATCTGCAGATATCATGTATGTGCCTGCGGGATCGGTCCTTTTCCAAATCCAAAAATTTCTATCATGCCCGGTGCGATACTCTGGATCTCCTGTGTCTGACAACATTCTGTCGATATCTTCGCCATGGAAAACAGTTTCACCTGACATGTTGAAGTTGCACTCCAATTCTTGTGCAATCTCACGTCGCGACATGTTTTTTGTTTCTTTTTCAAACCAAGCAAGATCTCGATCAGGATGACAATCCCACGGCAATTTGATGGCATAGAAATCATTAGACTTCTGAACAGCGTCTGTATATGTCTTGTGGAACCAATTACCAACACCATTTGGTGTTGATAGGGCGATGCAACGACCACCAGTAGAAAGCGTTGGATACAAACCGGACCACAGTTCCGATAAACCTTCCACGTACGCTGCTTCGTCTATGACCAGCAAACTTAGCGCCTCTGAACGACCAGCGTCACCAGAAGTAGATGACGCCTTAATCAAAGAACCGTTAGACAATTCAAAAGAGGTTCTGTTGTCCACTGACACTTTAGAGATCTGCACCCAAGACGGAAGATTTTTCATTATAGTCTTGACTTTTTTGACTAAATTAGTTGCTGTGCTTAGTTTGGTCGCGACAACAACTACAGTCTTTTCCTTATGGAACATCATCAACCACGCTATATAAGCAGCGGTAATAGTAGATATGCCTAACTGCCTTGCCTTGAGGATTACGCTAAATCGAAATTGTTCAAAATCATGTAAGCAGTCCCTTTGATATGGGAAAAGTCGAAAGGGTATCAGTCCCTTTTGTGGATGGGAAATTTTTGCGTAATTATCTATGAAATAAGAGGGATCTTTGCCACATTTGACAATCTCCCTCATCATTTCTTTTTTTGTTAGTTTGAATGCCATGAAGCAAGATTATTTGATCCCACTCAGTCGTACCCAGTTCTCACTGACCAGATCCTTGGAGTATGAAACGTCGGTTTCGGCGTCTGAAGCACCAGAGATCTTAAAGTACTTGCAGGCACGAACAACGGTCCTGATCTTAGAGACATATTCCACCATGACTTCAACTTCTGAAGGTTTTCCCAAAGAAAGAGACTTTCCGGTTACCTTCTTGTACTCTTTGACTAAGAAGTTTTTAACCTTCTCTATCATGGAGTCTATATCACTCTCAAAATTAGAGTTATGGACCTCCTTCAATTTTACCTCAGTATGGTACCTTATCTTTAGGGAATCCCCTTTGATGCAGGCAGAAAAACCATCCATCACCCTGCTATCATGAATGGGATGTCCTTCTTCTCTCTTCAGACCAATCGTAATCGGATTGCCTTCAGAATCCTGACCTCCGTCATAAGCAGATGCCAATACCTGCGAAATACCATTAGCAATTTCTAACATAGTTGCCATTATTTATTCTCCTTGGGTGGGTCGCCAACCTTGACCCCACCTTTCCTCTCTGTCTTCTACATATTTCACGTAACACTGAAAACAGGCATCGTACTTAACGAAGTAGACATCATCCTTTTCTTCTAAGGAGTATTTGCCACACCAATCGCACTTCTTCCTGGATTTCCTATTAATTAGGTTTTTAGACACTAAAATCCCTTTATAAAGGGTTTTTTCTCTATCCTGGGATCGGGAATCCTTTCTGGCGTGATATTCCTTCAGTTGCTCTAAGTACTTTTGTTCCTTTTCCTGAGTCCAATGCCTTTTTGGATGCTGTACGGTTTCGTCCCCATACTTCTCACTGATTGCTTTTTCTACCTTTATTATGTAATTTGGATCGTCCTTGCTCATAAAATCACCTTAATGCATAAACCACGGCGATAGTTGTCGCCATGCCGGCAACAAATCCGCCTGTCGCCCACCATGCCGAATATTCATTCGGTTTATTTGTTGCAATCTCCTCTAATTTCTTGATTTCTTCGTTTTTTATTTTAACGATCTGCGCAAATTTCAACTCACTTGCGTTCAATTCTGCTGTCAGAGTTTCAAGTCTTAAATCAAAAATTGCTTTTTGTTTTTCTATTTCCTGTTGCAACCTTAATTGACACTTTTCCTTCTCCCTTTCTTTTGCGGTAATCAACATTGCGTTTGCTTGGTTTGTGTAACACCAAACAGGGTCATGAATCGAATCAAGACCTAGCATCGAAATTACCTGCGGATCAGTGATATAAACCGCTGTTGCAGGTGGCAGCAGTTCTCCCGCAACAACCGGATCTGCCAGAGAAGGCGACGGCAGACAAGCGACAATCAAGACAGTAATAATCTTAGTTCTTAAACACAATTCCAAACTCTTCTTCAATTTTTCTTTTAATCTCATCTGGGTTTCCCTTAGATTCTACCACAACAGACTTAACATCTTCAATGTGTTTTTCAGAAAGTTCCTTGTCTTGCTCTCTAAACTTTTTTTCGAGTTCAGATATTGTTTCCTGATACTTTTCATTTATTTTTTTGATCTTGAGCATCTTCTCAACGTGTATCCTGTTTATGGTGTCGATCTCTTTTCTATGAGACTCTTTTTTTGCCTCTAAAACCTTCTTAATAGACTCAGAATCGCGGCGGGCGATTACCCAAACCAACAAGGTCCAAAAAACCAATAAAGGAACTTTCCAGTTATTTTTCAACCAAACAAGCGCTCTTGAAACAATAGTTTGAAATTTTATCCAAAACATAGACTACCCTTTTGGTCCATGCTTCCACTGAACTGCCATGTCAACCAACGCCTGAGTGCCAATATATGCTAACGTAACTGCGGTCCAATTATCACTGGTCACCATGCCATACCAACACAGCACTGTTGCTGTAATCCATGCCAAAAACTTTCTTGAAATAAACCTTTCTACAAACTTATCTGCTATCGCTTTAAATCTTGCCATCATAAGATCCTCCTAGATTTCTATATGAGCAAAACCATCTTTTCGATCAATCATTACTTGCATGTCCACAGCGTCCTTAAGGGCATCTAAGTGAGAAATCAGCACAACCGTCTTAAAATAGTTTTTCACCATATCCATTATTCTGACAAACCCTTCCATATTGTCTTCATCAAGAGCGGTTCCAGGTTCGTCCATAATAAATAGGTCCGGTTTTGGTAAATTCGACACTGTTAAAAATGCCAATCTAATTGCCATTGATGCAATAGTTTTTTCCGCACCCGAACCCATTTCAAGAGGACGAGGTTCAAACTTTGGATGCTTGATCAGAATATCCAATTTTTTGTCCTCATTCAAAATAAAAACTTCAAAATCCACAACACCTGTTAAAATCTTTGCGATTTCTTCATTAATCACTGGAAGTCTATTCTTGATGATGTTGTACGATATGCCATTTGGGTGACAACACCTCATGAACAACTCGTATGCAGCAAATTCTGATCTGAGATCTTCCAACTCTTTTCGCTTCTCTTCTAAGTTCTTAATGCGCTGTTCAGCGGACCCAACCTCCTTAAACAAGTCATTAGTAGAAGAAATGCAGGAATCACACTCTGCCCGCAGAGAAGTTATGGATTTACTGATTCTGCTCTTTTCCAAGAGAAGTTGTTCGAGATTTTCTATTGCCTCGCGATTGTCGTCATACTGTTTCAATTTGCCAGTCAATTTTTCTAGAATAGTCTCTTCCCTGAAGGCGTCACTCTTACTCTTATCAATAGACAGTTGCAAGGTGGTTATGGACTCCGAAAGTTGAACTCGCTTTTCTTTTAATAGGTCAAACTTTTGAATGTGATCAATAACCCTTTTTTGCTCTATGTCGTTAAAAGATTCTCCCATTGAGTTTATCTCGACACTTAAATTACTCATGTCGGTCTGTGCCTGATGTATGCACTCCTCAATGAGTGGTTTGCACTTCGGACACAAAAGATCATTCTTGGAGATCAGAAAATCTTTCTGCTCAGAGGTTGTCTTGAGTTCCAACAGCAATGATTCTAGGCGGTCTTTATTCTCAAAAATTCTTTTCTTTTTTTCCTCCAACTCTCCAATGTCGAATTCAGAAATAAATTTTACAATCTTCTCATGCTTATCCCTAGACTGCTCTATCTCCACATTCAAGGCGTTGGTGGCGACTTGAATCTTGTTTAGCGTGTTCGATGTATTTTCTATTTCCCGTCGCAGTTTTACTGGGTCTATAAATTCAGTTGGTGCGGACTCAACCTTCGCCGATATCAAAGAAACCTCTTCTTGAAGATTCGAAATCTCTGACTCTAATTTTGAGCATCTTTTTTGATTTTTTGCCAATCTTAAATACTTTTCGTTTAAAACTTGAGTCGCTTGTTGGATCTGATCTTCAAAGTCAGTGCCCTCCAACCTTCTAAGGGCACCTCGGATATCCGCGGATTCCTCTTTTGCCATCTTGAATTTTCTGTCAAATATTTCAAGATCAAGAAATTTTGCTAAGATACTTTTGCGGTTTGTTGAACCTTCGTTAATAAAAGTTAAAGAATCCAACTGAGATGCCATTGATGTCATCAGGAAATCGTCTAGTGTTCCAAAATACTTTCTAATATTCTTGTCAGTATCCTGTCGGGATGTTCCATTCAAACTCTCTTGATTTCCGATAGCGTCTGTCGAAACAAAATCAACATCAGTCTTTGCCTCTTCGGTCGATATGCCTTTGAGTTTTTTAACATATTTTTCGGAAACGCGGTTAATCTCAAACTCTTTATCTCCAACTCGAATTGTCGCTGTTGCACGACCTACATCCAAGTTTTGATTAATTATGTTAAGATTCTTTCTTACTGACTTTGAAGTAGAGTTATAAATTGCATACAGCAAACTGTCAACAATCGAAGACTTACCTGAAAAATTCTTACCGAAAATGCCGACGATGCCATTCAACTTGGTAAAGTCAATCTTGTTTCCTTGTCCATAATTAAACAAACCATCCCACTCTAAAGACTGAATGCTCCAATTGACGTTCCTATAGACTTCTTCTGACTCTTCGATCAGTCTATTCACTCTAGAATTCAGTGACAAGACCTTGTCCATGATCTCGTCGCTGACCTCATATTCACTCAGATAATTTCCGATTAACTTATTTTGTACCTTTAAAGACCTCAAGTCCTCTTGTTCTAGTGCAGGGGCGTCCACATCAACCAATGAATTCGAGGCGCGATTTAAGTAAGTAATGTTTTCAGGTTTAAACTTAAATTTTGCAACGTCAACACTCTTCCTCATCACATCCAAAGAAATGTTAGAATCTGCCACAAGGCGAAGTCTCGCGCCAGGTGGCACTTCAATGTCGGGGAGGGATCCGTCCTTATTCAAAGTCACTGTTACAAATGGTTTAGGGTTTTTAAAAGTAATGAGTTTATTTTTAAACTCGTCCTTACTCTTGATGTCCCACAGCAAATACCCTTTGTCCAAAGATTCTCCAAAGTTTTGTTGCACGGTGGAACCCGCATACCAGATTCGACCCTCTTTGTCCAACTTCTGAGTCTTGTGAATGTCTCCAAGGAACGCAAAATCAAAGGGTTCAAAGATTCCAATATCATGATCCCCGCCAAGTGTCCAGTTTAAATCCGTCTTGGATCTGTCAATTGCTCCATGGTATAGTGCGATATTCACCACCTCTTTATCAGAGGGTTTAACCCAGTTGTCCTCATCAAAAACAGACAAGACGTTTAGGCAAAACTTATCATTAATCTTTGTCTCGCCTGAGTCCTTGAGCAGATGAATGTTGTCGTTGTCCATTGCCTTTATGATTGGGGTGATTGCGTCTTGACGACTGGCGTTCTTCAGGTTACCGTCATGGTTACCTAGGATAATATATGTTGGCGCAATTGCAGCAAGATTGGCAAAAAAATCTCTTGCCATGTCGACAAACTCTGGTGAGATTTGTGTCTTTGTATGTGCAATGTCACCGCAGTGAACAATGCAGTCCACCTTTTCCTTTCTTAGGGATTTGTATAATTGTTCAAATACTTCATTGTATTCATAGTGATATTTTAGGTTCCGTATATGTGTGTCAGCAATATGACCGATTCGCATTGATCCTCCATCTATATATGATCACTTTTATTATAGTATATTGCTTTTAATCTGTCAAGTGTTTTTTTAGGTGGGCAATCATAATTTCCAAAACATCCTTATTTTCCCTGAGAGTATTGGATGTGGATTTGGAGATCGACCTTACTGCCTCTAGCAACTCCTCTGTTGTAGTGCCCTCTGATTTGCCAGAAAACTTAGCGACCTCTTCTTTTATAATTGTTTGTAGTTTATTTTTTGTAATTTTCATACCTTAACTCCATATAGCGTTAGTTTTGTAAAGTAAATAGTCGTCTAAAGAAACAAAAGAAGCAGCATTTTTAAGTTCCATAAATTCTTCTTTACTCATTGTCCCGACATCTTCATACCCAGAAGTATCCACTATGTGAACATTGACGTCATACAGCATCAAGTTTCTTGCTATCGAGTAGCACTTTTCAGAGGCATCTGAATCAAGAGCAACGTAGACATCACGACTGTTGCCTACTATTTTTTGAAACAATTTTGATTTTGGGTTTAACGAAGACCCCAATATTGGTATGGAATTTTCTGCGTTCATAGCGTCAAAGACGCCCTCGACTAAAATCGTCGGTTTACCCCAGTCAATCTGAATCTCGTTAAACACCATATCCTTGCTGGTTGGTGGGTTTTTGTACCTGACATACGAGTCTCCATATGTTCTTGCAATAAAATAATTCAAACGACCGTCGAGGTCGAAAGATGGTACGACAATCCTGTTTGCATATGGACCACTAAGACAGCATCCTATCTTCCACCTAATTATGTCCTCTTTGGTCAAACCTCTGGACGTCAAATACTTGTAAGGACGAAGCAGAGAAGTGGTCACCTCGCCAGTAAGACTGACAAACTCCTTTGGCAAATCCAACCTCACTTCCTCGGGTTCCTCATGGGAAACCTCGAATATTTTGTCGAAGTTAGAGATCTCTATGGTATCTGAAAACTGCCTCCATTCCGCGACGACCGAACGGGAAGCGTACCTCTTGATTAGTTTGAAAATATCAGCGCCAGAATATTCGCAAACCCAGCACTTAAAAACATTTCTAGCGATATTGACGGATAACTTCTTTTTGTGATGCTTACACTTTGGACAGTGATACAACCTCTCTTCCCCATTTCTATATGAGCGCCCCAAGGTATCACTTAGCAGTTTAAATTTTCTTTCTTCCAAATTTCCCAACCTGCTTTTGCTATGATGTAACTGTCAGACTTATCAAGAATGCCAGGTTTTAGATTGCCATTCCTTGTGTACTCTACCACAAAGTCAGGGTATTCGTCAACTACAAAATCAAAACATTTTTGCTTTGCATTTTCGCCTCGCCTAACAGTTATTCCAGCAGTCTTGCGAGCGGTGGAGGCAGAGATCATTTCGGGCATTTTGCCGAAAAGTTGATAGCATATCCAGGACATCATCCCATTAAATCTTGACAGTTTTGACAAAACCTGCGCGGAAGAAAATCCGCTCCTAAAAGAATGCAGAGATTGCTCGATATAGATAGAAGAAATCGAATATTCTCCCTCTATTGCTATCAACCTAGTCCTTAAGTGCCTTGCCTTCTTATAGAGATCGGGATATTTGTTTTTGTTTCTAGTGTCTACAAACTCGTTATAGACACACTTACCTTCATCATTAAAGACTGATATTCCCGTTATACTAGTTGAAATGTCCAAACCTATAACGTTATTGCTTGAGCGCATCTATGTACCTATTCATATACCTTATACGGTCGTTGATGTCGTTGATATTATACCAATGCCAAGCAACAGAGTTCTTTATCGTTTTTATCTCCTTAGAGATACGGTCAGCAGTTGCTTCTAGCATACGAATATGTTTCTCAGTTGGTTCTGGTGTTGAGATATCCAGATCATTTGCCACTCTAGATAATTCAAAATAGTCATCCTCCTCCATTGCCCTCTTGGCGTCTCTAAAAAGTTCTTCTTTTCTCTGCCTTTCGAACTGTGATTTATTATACAACAAATCTGGATGAGTTTTTCTTGCAATTTGCTTAAAAATCTTTTTTAATTCGTCATCGCGATCTTCTTTTACGTGCTTCTCTATCTCTTCGTCAGAGATGTCTTCCTTTGCCTTGCGACGATCTTTCGACACATGTCCTGGCGACTCTGGTTCTTCCTTTTTTGGCGGGACAACTGGGTCATTGTCGTCGTCTACAACATGTTTCATAAATTCTTCTGAGAATTCTCTTTTGGCGTCTTGAAACAATTCCTTGGTTATCTTAAGATCTGTTTTTAATATATCAAGTTTTGCGGAAACAAGACGATACTTTTTTTTGATACTCATATCTGCACCTCAGAAATCGACCTTGAGTTTGAAGGTGTAATCTCTGTTTTCTCGCTTTTTGACTGGATTTGCCAATGTAGCGTACCCAATAAGGTTCTTGTCTTTATCGTAAATGCCGACCTTTGTGATATAGGTTAGTTTCTCAAAAGACGCAGAGTGGTTAGTGTAAGGAGACTTTGCAATGTTTCTTATTGTTGATGCCGGTTGTTCGTAACTTGAAGACGCTAGAGTTACAGGACTGATCGTGCTCTTCTCTATGAACGTGGGATTTGAAGACAAATTCATCTCTGCCTTTTCGGCGTGTGCAAGCATGGTCAATGTGGGTATCTCGTTGGTACCCTCAAAAATTATTTCGTATGAAGTGTTTGGTGTTGCCCCTGGTGGTCGATCTATTGCGTTGTTTGCAACGGTCATACCGGCACCAAAAGTAATCCACTTGGGACGTGAGTTGCCCTCTGCGTTGATATACGGTTCCTGGTTTGTTGTATCCATGTTCCAAGACCCAGTGAGTAGAAGCAGTCCGTGGTTGTACATCACTACTCCCGCAACTAAACCAACCTGAGACCCAGTAGTCTCGATGAGTTCTCCGTTGCTCTTCTTGTCATGTGCTTCAGCAACTAATGTTCCGGTTACATACGTTCTTAATTTTACCGTCCCCTTTTTGATTTGAGATCCGTAAAAAATAGATGGCACACCAACAATGTTCATTATGTCAAATCCCTTGTTGCCAAAAGAGGACGAGTACTCAAAATACGAAGACATGCGAGTGTACTCTCTAAGCGGACCCTTCAAGGATCTGATGTATTTTTTATTATCTGTGTCTGTTGTTGCTGGTTGCTCAAAAGTTGATGCCTGGTAGTCTTCACCTTGAGGTATGTAGATCCTTGTCACACTTGCAGAGTGGGGGTATTTACCTGAAATCTGATCGCCAAATTGAAAACTAGAATTGAAATTTGAGGTGGAGATGGTTGAAAATGCAGTACGTGCACCATCCTTCGTTATAAAAGGATATACCAGCGAGTCAGATGGTCTGTTTACATTCATCTCGTACAGACTTACGTGACCGGGGTTTGAAATATGCTTTATTTTGTTCGAATACTCACCATCCAGCAGTGGTTCGTTGTTCAGATAAGTCTTGTTCTGATGTATGAAGAACATATACTTAGGGTGAGTCTTTACGGTATTATGAAATATTTCAGCGGAATTAAATCTTTTGTAAGACATTTTCTATACTTCTCCTATCTTATATAGGACCATAAAAGCAGTTTTAGTAGTCAAGTCTTACACGAAGTGTAACTTCATTTGTTGGATCTTTCCTAAGTGGTTCTGAGAGTTTAGCAACAGCAAGTAACTCATTGTCTGCAGAGTACATCCCAACAGTTGTAATATAACTCCTAGGTGCGTCGATTGCTTTGTTCTTTACGCGGATCTGAGATCCAGTCAAGTAAGACGGATTTGAACTGTAATTAAACTCGTTATGGTTTGCCCTACAAAAGTAAACTGTTGAATTAAGTTCCGTGGTGTTATTAAATGAGATGTTCTTAATTCTGTTTCTAACACCAGTTGCGATATCATTGATCGTTGAACCCGTAACTGCTCCAGTGAACTTTGCAGATGCAGCAACTGAATCTGGTTTAATGATGCCGTTCCCAAAAACCGAACCAGTCAAAACAACCACTCCTGCTTGGTAATAAATTAACCCAACCTTTGTACTCTGCGCGTACAAGATCCCATACTCACCTGCTGGTGAATTAGTTTTATAAGAGGTTGCTGCGCCGGTGTCTGCAACGGTTCTCACTGCGGCACCCATTGCTGCTCGGTGATACGCACTACCAGTAGCAATGCTCATACTGAAAGACCCCTTCTTGACCTCGTCTTTCACTAGAAGTCTGGACAAACTAAGAAAAACTACGTCACCATGCTTAGTGCCCGCGGAGAGATCTCCGTCTGCGTCAAAAGCGCGAATATTGCCATTAACATCATGACCTACCAACATTTGCGCCATCTGAGAGTACATGTTAACCTTTTTTGATGCCTGAGTGGTCAACTTTGCTCTTGACGACCCAGTGACACCAACCGAGATGTCAAAGATGTGGTTGGCAGAGGAACTTAGGTGTGGATAATCATAAACAGACTGAAACATGCCGTGGGAGAAAGACTTGATGTTGCTCTCGCCTCCTGCGGCAATAGTTGCGTGACCGTATGTTCCAGATACGATAGATCCGGTCAGGGGGATTGCCTCATGCAAAAGCGTCCTCGTGCTTGTTGCGTCTGAACTCAAAAAATGCTTAAATGTTGATGCCATTGTACTCTCCTAAACTCCTTAAAAAAATTACTTCTTCACATATCGGACAGGGAGGTCAATACTATACCCTGTCGTAACACCAGTGACTCTAACAATAGAGTCGATAAACTTTAAGGCGGAAGAATTTGCACTATCTAATTCTTTTCGAACTGTTGTTGTGGTTGCCCCGCCTCCAATCTCCGTGAATAACAAGTCGCTTTGCTGCAACAAGTTTGAAGATTTGATTCTAAACCTAACGTTTGTACCCAGAGGTCCATTAAACGGCGTAATGTTTGCCTTGTCGTTAAGGAGAGTGGTCCTATTGGATTCGTCAGAAAAAGCAAAGTAATTGATGTTTTGCACAATACCCTGCTCATTTACGCCAAAGTAATACGTCGCAATGTCATCGTCATCTACAAAGGAAAAATTCTGAATCTGCCCTGATGGAGATGCCAACCTGCCCAGGCGGTGGTCCATCTGAATAATATATTGCGTTTCCAACAGATCAGAGTCTAAAGCATCTTCGATAGATTCTGCGCCGTTCGTCTCCTTTCCTTGATCGATCAAGATCATTGTCTCAATTGGATCCCCTGGTTGTCCCGCGGGTCCGATCATCGCGCCCTGACACAGGGTGCCTCCTGCTTGTGTGAGTTCTGTGACCGTCGTTCTGTCAACCGCGACTACGAACATATTCTGACTTGCGTTGCTCTGGACTCTAGCATGGTTGATGTTCTGAAAACCTGGGGTCTTGTTTTTCTCATTCAATTTCAAGACTGGCATGTATAAAATGTTTGTTCTTGAAATTGACAAAAGTTTTGACTTCATGGTCGAAGTATTGTTGGTAAATGCCTCCAAAATTGGAGTTTGCATTATCTCCAGATCGTTAAACGCAGAACCGCTTGGGTGACTGCTGTTAAACAACTCATAATTAATCTCATCATCGCCCAAGGCAAATTTTACAATACTAAAATTACCCTTTGACATACGCTGCCTGCCAGCATCAGTCAAAACTGCATCTAGAATTATATCGCCGGAATTATCTAAAAACGCCATACTTCACTCCCATAACTATAAAAAACTACAATAATTAGTTTAATATTACATAAAAAGTTATTTTTTATGCCTCTGCTTGTCTTATTCACCGGTACTCGGAACCATCTTCTTTTTCACCTTGCCCTCACCTTCCCAGACGACCCCGGCCTTGGATGAAGTCTTCGTTGTTTTCTGCTTAGTCGGTGGTGTATTTGAATCCGTAGAAGACTGTGGTTGCACTGGGTCTCTCTCGTCGATTTTAAGATTTTGACAAGTAAACTTAACATCAAGAACATTTCCAGAGTTTTTTGATTTTATCCTAACCACAAACTTTCGATTCCAAACACGACGGTCTCTTGGACCTGGGGATAGGTCTTCAGGTTGTTCCAATTGTGTGTCTCCGTCTGCGCCACGTTGAGATTCTGGATCCGGCAAGAGTTGTTGCTGTGCGGCACGGATTGACACATATTGATTAAAACTTAAAGAATCTTCCGTCACTATCCTTGGGAACTTATAGACACTCCAATCAAGATACATGCCGTCGTCAGTAGACACAAGTTGTGCACAAAAAACCTTTCCAGGATTAGAAACGTGATTTGACGCATCTATAGATCTAAACGTGTAATAGTACTTGACGTTTGGTTCCACAGTGTCTATAAGACTTGCTGCGCTGCCAATCGTGGTCACCCTTGTGTGAAGATTTTGCGAAAAGTCATCATAACTCTCCGGAGGGGTGGTTGTCCTATACACTTCATACAAAGAGGGAGGGTCGTCCGAACTGAACCGTATTGGATGCCCCTGTTTGACGTCTTGTGCTCTGCGGGCATCGTCAAACCTTTGTAAGTCCATGGCAGCAAATACCACAGGGGTCGCCATCTCTTCACCAGTGCGAGAAGTCATTATGATCTTAATACGATTCGTGATCCCCTTATAAGGAACGATGTCTATGTCGGGAGACAATGGTGGATCATCGTCAACAAATATGTCTTTTCTAAAGTACGGAACTTTCACAACTAGTGCCCTTGGGACACAAGTGCCTGCAATCGTTATCAGATCATTGAACCCATTTCTGTGCTCGGAACTTGGTTCGTTTTGGATATGCTCCAGGCGGGCACCTACAGATCCCAAATCGTTACCGACCGCGCCGCGTCCTGTGCCGGCGTGTCTCATACCAACCAGAACTAATCGCTCCCTTCTTGCCTGAATCTCTCTTCTGACGTCAATTTCTGTTGGGTTGTTCAAGGACGATGGCGTGGATATCCAAATTACACGACCAGGATATGCTGGTTCCGGTTCTATATTTGATCTTATTTGTGCCGAAACCTGGTCTATACCCTTATAGGTGTCACTTTTCAAGATCATAGTAAACTGCCTAAACCCTTCAACATCTCCTTCGAAAACCTCTTGAGTGGCGACGTTTGTGTACTCTCCCTGATCCGGTGAAAAGGTATAAGCAGACTCTCTGTTTCCCCCAAAATTTGCATAATAAAAAGCGGATGGGACAGTTACGGATTGAAAAGCATCTACAGTATTTGGCAAGGTTACTTTTTCATACATGTACTCACTGCCGACCACCAGATTTAAGACAAACACCCTGTAAGAATATGTCTTCTTATTAATCAACTGTGGGTCCAAAAACTGTATCCTGTCAACATCATCATTGTCCATAAAAAGGAATCTTTGCAAAACCCCCTTTGACTGCCCGTTTCGATCAGAGTCATGCTTCTCGACCAAATACGCTATAGGTTCTGAATAACTTTTTCTGCCCTTTAGTATATCTGTAAATTTTCTGTACTTTGTCGATTCAATCTCTCTTACTTTTGCTATACTTACTGCCCTCTCTAATCTTTCGAAAACCCTAGACAGTGCATTAGATGGACTATCAGGATCAGCAGGTTGTTCCACTGTTTTGTGGAGAGGGAAGTTCTCCATATTTAAGACGGCAGGAGTTCTTAAATCCAAGATATCTATTGGATGATAGTGCTCAAGGTCTTGTTCCTGAACAAACTTGTCGTTCTGCATGTCGATTCCAGGCGTATCTTCATCGGAATCACTACGCGCCTCCTCAATAGTCTCTGATATTACCTCTGCGTAAGTTCCCACGGTGGCAGCACTATTGACAAAGCGCATTGCCAAATCCTTAACGACACTAGACTGAGTCTTTAAAATCCTGGGCATTTCGCCACCCTGACTTGTTGCGAAGTCTAGACATACAGTTGATGGGTATAAGTCTTTGTATTCCTTGTATATTTCTGGAAACTTCTTAATGTGCGATGGCGTAAACGCCAACACTGAATCGTTCGGTCTTCTGTTTTCACTATAAAATATGCCATCTTGCAAAACAACGTCTTCTTCATCAGAATTGTGAAGTCTGTACGGAGATGCTACAAAAGTGCCACCTATAAATGCACCTTCTGGAAGACGGTAATTGGACTCTAACTTAATACTTGCGTCCAGCAACCTGCCTCCGGTATTTGCATTTTCCATCTCCTCACTGAAAAGAGGCATTTTTACGTCATGCACGTAATCAAAGAATGACTGCGCTTCAATCATTGGTCTCTCATATCTCTCTGGATAGTCTGTTTGTTGCACGGAATCGCCGCCGAAGACATACTCTCTTAAAGAAGCAGCGTGACCACGATCATAACTCAGTCCCTGCAGTCCTGGTCTAAAGAAGTCGTAATTTGGTCTCATTGTAATTATGAACTTTGTATTATCATTATTTAACTCTCTGGCGTATATGTTCCTAAACATGTGATTATCTGGAAATGTGGTTCCAACCGTATTATCGGTGCCAGGTTCATACATTCTCGGTGCAGATATCATACCCTGATCAGTATGCGCAAGAGTCCAAAAAGATCCCAGGATATACCTAAACCCGTCCATCCTAGTCCGACTGCCCACTGAAAGAAAGTTGTCCGCCTCTTCAGCGTACCTAACCAAAGTTGGACGAACCAGTCTGCCTGCCGTGTCAGATATTTCTTGTGCCGACAGGTCGCGACCTTTTGCAAAAAACAATGATTGATTGATAACAGTTTTAATCCTTGAAATTTGAGTCGCAGGACTATCAATAACACTTGACGGTGCCAAAAAGAACTGCGAGGGTCCAAAATTTCGAACCACGTCTATCACTTGATTTCCCTGCTCTTCTGGTTCTGCGACATCGGGCGGTGGTTCAGTTGGGAGAAGTTCTCCCTGTGGGCACCCAAACAGAACACTGTTCGAAACGTTGTTTACGGCATTTGCCATTTGTTCAGCGGGCGTCTGCACTTGAGTGGCAGTGGCAGTAATTCCAGTCCTAACACTACCAACAGCAGCGCGGGCAGCCTGCTGTGCGTTTCCGTATATTCCAATACCCATTTACACCTCCACCAAAAAGTGCTCACCGATGATGGTCACTTCCCTAGAGTCCTTGCTCTTTTTGATTCCTGCCTCTCTGTTCTCATAAGGAATTAGTTTACAGATTTTATATTTTCTGCCCTGTGATTGAGAATTATTAGAAGACCCCTTTTTTGGAAAACTATTCAGGTTTATTTTGTTGAAATTACTCCTTGTCGAATCATTTTTTTTGCCAAGGTCGGTATTTATCTTCGATTGATTAGGTACACTTTTCTTTCCTTTCGAAAAAGAACCCAACTCCTTCACCTCTACCATAAATCCATGCACATATTTGGACAAAGTCCCATCGGGCAACACCCCTTGAGCAGAATCACTTGTTACAACACTAGGTCTGAAGTGAGGTGGAACATCTTCAACTATTTCTGGCGGGATATCCGTCAACAAACCTTGGAGTTCTGGTACCTCGATTGCTTCTGATTCAAAATTTTGATCAAAAGTCATCGATGACAACATGTTGATCGTGCCCAAGAGACCTGACGAATTAGGTGTAAAACTATTCAACGATATATTTGTCAGATCATCCACGACATGCTCTGCTAATTTTGACTTCTTTTTTTGATTGGTCAATTGGTCAATATGATTTTGTGTCAACTTCTTCAACACGTCAAACTTCGTGTCGATCTGGTTTAGTCTTTGGTCTTCCGTCATCCACAAATTATTTGGAATATTGTTCACTATAGAAGCAATCGAAGGAGATACGAAGTCTATCTCCAGAGTGGCACCCAAGACATTGTTTATCGTATTCAAATCACTGGCAAATGAGAAAACGTCCCCACCATAAGATGACTCGATTACTGGATCTGGAGTTTTGTCCCTAACGGAAGGTGGGGGCGCATAAGACAATTCTGGTTTACGCTGACCCGTTGCCTCATTCGAAGTCTTGCCTGAAAAAGATAGTGCCTTTCTTAGCATGTTTTCCGAAGTTCCTCCAAAGTTTGGAATACTGTCACCACCCTTGAACTGATACCTAACTGGTGGCACCTTTACAAGACCATCTGCACGATAGAGAGTGGGTTCAGGTGGCGGTGCAAAACTATTGTCTAGAAACGCCCGCTCTTCAACTGTATGCTCAATCGGTATAGGTGGTGTATACTCAAAACTATGCATTGTCAGATAAGCACCGTTGGCGAAATCAGTTAAAGCATCAAACCCAAAAGTGTCCGCTTCTTCCTGCATTGCGGCAAAGAGATCGGCGGCGGCACTAATGTCCACTGAGGCAGGTGGCATGTAGTTGATCAGTGGTTGATAAAGACTGTCTGTATTAAAAGTTTGATCGAAGAAATCCACGTACTTTATGTACCCAGGCATGTTGCCCTTTGGGGTGGTTGCTGAGTTTTGCCCTCTCCTTGATTGCTTCTTGGACGACCCGGAGATCAAAGCGTGGACCTTCGCCTTGTACGCAAGAAAAGACTTTGTAAACCTGGTCAAAGTCTCCAACGTTGCACCCTGTGCTGGATCTAGCATCCTTCTTGCTGTTACGTTCATTTCTTCAAAACTTTCATTGGCGTCTATTGGTGAGCGGTTAATTGACCCGTCTACAAACCTAGTCATTGACGCAAAGACCCTAGCAATGGCGGCCGCTGTTGTATTGTTTCTAATGTTTGCTCTAAATTGTGCAGTAAATTCACCAGTTATGGGATTATAATTTCCTCTAGAATTAGGATTTATCTGACTAATACCATCCACAGTGATAAAACTCACTGGAATACTTGCCGATGTAATGTAGGCACTTAACTCACTTTCCATCTCTTCAACTATTTGCATAAAATTTTCAAAAAACAATAAGAATCCGTCGGTGAACTCATATTCTACATAATATTGGTACACCCCTTTCAAGTTCTTTACTTGCTCATCTCGTGCGCGAAAAGTCACTATACCTCGATGCTCTGCTTCAGGTATGTCCTCATAGACGACATCTATCTCTCTAAGTGCTGTGACACCATATGATGGCATAGAATAATTACTTGAGACCTTAACCGGAGGTTCATTCTCTATTGGTTTCGGTGCCCTCGATAGAAACTTGCTTATACCAATGTTTTCTGGATGTACTCGTCTCCGCTTTACACAGACCGAGACAACTTGAGAAAAAGATAACACCTGATCGACCTCCCTTGGACTCAAGACAGGCATCAACTTAAAAAATGGTGAATTTCTTTTTAGAATCTCCAACCAGTTAACATTAAACAGGATATCTAAATCCCTGCTGTTTAGAACAGACAAATATATCTCACCTATAGAGTTTCCACGATCCACTTCTGAAAGGTAGTCTATAATTTGCGTCCTAGGAGGAGTAACACTCACCCCTCTTGCAGCGTGTGATCGGACCTGCGCAGAATGAGCACGTATCTTTTTTTCCAATCTTTCGGTTCGACTTTCCTGCACTTGAGGATAGTTTCCGCCATAATAACTTGGTTCTTGACTTTCAACTTTTCTAGTGTCAATGACCTTAGAGTTCCTAACAACTCTTTCGGATAACATCGCTGCGCTATATTGTTCTGATTCCTCGTGAGTGGAACCCTTCATCCAATACAGCAACTCTCCGGTCTCGCTGCGCATGGCATGAACTGGTCCCGTCCACGCTATAGAATTTGAGTCTACATACACTGTGTAAAACTCTGGTACTTTAGAATCTTCCAAAATTGTTGTAGTCTTCGCCTGAGTACCTATAGAATAGCATCCGTTGAAATATCCAGAGGCAAAATCTAAATTTACTCCAGAAAAGTCCTGCATTGCGTCTACAAGCGCTGCGGTATCCAAGTGGACGAATACCATTATTTTCAACCCTGCGACCGCAGGTATGTTCTTAAACTTTACTTTTTTAGTGTAATCATAGATCTGTGCACCTGTAGAATAGTACAACTCTGACTGACACGCCTCTTCTTTTAAGAAAGACCCTATGTCAAACCTTCGATGAACACCGCCAAGAAATGGGAGCGGCGGTTGTGGGAACAACCCGTTTAACCTAGTCTTAAGATCAGACCTATTTCGACCCGCAGATGTCGGATCCTGAAATCCTGATATATGCACACCTGCCTGTACACTTTCTGGGTCGTACAAGACTACATAGGCAGTCGAACTTCTCTTGATAAGGTCCATTTTTTCTTTTTCCAAGGGGGATGAAGGCATTACACGGACCAAAAGATCTACATCCAACGATAAGCGATCACCGCGTCTTTCTCTGTTGACGTGAACCTTCTTGACTAAAACCTCTGGCAAAATAGAGGCATAACTGTTTGGATCCGAACTTGATCTTATCATGATTCGCAGTCCTCAACATCTTCATCGGAAGGCAATGAAGTGTAAGTGCCGCCAGCAGATGACCTTGATCGATTAGTCAAACGCGTAATAGGGTCGATAAATCGCCTCCTTGAAAACATAGGCGGAAGAAAGTCTTGCCCCATGCCCATGTCAAGACCCAACTCCTGCGCCTCGTCATCTATTAGTATCTCGAAATACTCGGATATCAACCTATTTTCATCCTCATGGTCAAAATACATCTGTACCAGCGAACCACTAATATCTTCAAAAATCTCTATTTCAAAACCATCAAAATGACTAGCGACATTCGTCTCCTGCACAGAAAACACAAGAGGTTCGTTATTTGTTGCATAAGACACGCCTCCCTCAAACGTCTGGACGTCGTCGATTATGGGTTCAAACACAGAATCTGGATCTTCGCCTTGGTTTTCAGAGACTATTGTCACTGATTCGAATTTAATTTTTGCTTCAGGGATGTTCTCTCCAGACCCAGTACTATATGTTAAACTGCCACTAAAGGGTTCTGTCATCGCAACCACTCTGAATCCGGGTGTCTTATCAGACCCGACCTTGCCAGAAAAAAGAGGATTCCTCAAAGAGTACACCCTTTCTTCTTCGTCAGCGTCTTCGTTTAGAGGTTCATAGAATCTGTCTATACTATGGTCGCCTTGGTTTCTTGTGTTATAATCTCTTTCTAGCGCAGTCTCTACGCCGACGAATGCCGACTGTGGTTTCGAAACAGGTGCTTCTTTTATTCTGTCTTCAGCGGCATTCTGAACCTCTTCAAACCCTGCCCATGCGGAATCGTATATAACGCCATCATCAAAAAATCTGTAAAAAACAGGTTCAAACTTTCCTTTCATAATCGATTCTCTGCCGAAGCGAGTTAGTTGAATGTTTATTACTTCTTCTCTTTTGTTGAAAAACGACATCTATAAATCTTCCTGAGTGTTAGGTCTTATCTCTAAAGACAACACTTGCGTCCAATTTAATTAGTTCTACTAGGGAAAAGTAATCGTAAGGCCAGTTGTAAGAATACCCGTCTGTACGCAAGGAAATATCTTCTAAAGATGAAGCGACAAGAGATCGATTTCTACCCTCTCTAAACACATCTACCTTTGCGCCCTTAGTCTGAAATACTGAGTCGTTTAGTTTCTTAAAATAGGAAACTTCTGCGCGCTTCTTGACCTTGAACACCATCCATTGCATCTTCTCTGCAACTTCCCCGCTCAATGGATCAAGAACCTGTCCATTCTTTACAAGATTGTGACCCACAACAGCAGTCTTGAATCCTTCTGCATGTCTTGCAATTTTTGGTGGCAAGTTTTGCCACAAATCTACGAGATCTTGCTGGTCTAGTTCGTGCTTAAATTCAAAAATATACATCGCCATTGGGGACTTATCTCTATACTTTAAGAAGTCCAATTGTGGAGGCAAAATGTACTTCTGCATCATCTCCAACTGATGCCTGACTGCTGGGTGGACTCCGGGTGTTAGGGCAATCTGACCGCGTAATGCGTCTAGTTCGCCCATGACCTCCCTGACATCTTCTGGATCAAGGTCGCAGAACGTCAATTGCCCAAACTCCACAAAGTATGGAATTGCAACAATTGCCTCACTAATCTCCTTTGTCTCTGCAACTTCACCAATCTTTCTGGATTGTCCAACGGGGAACCCAACCTTAGATGCCAAAGAGGGTGCCTTTTGTACATCGGTTATCTTTACCTCATATCCTCCGTTCGCATTTGGCAATTCACCGTATTGATGCCACATACCTCTTGAACCGGTTAGGAGGCATGATTTACTTGAAATATTCGATGACCAATGAGCAGGGGTCTCGACGTCTCCAAAAGCGACAGAGTGCAACATCTCCTGCGATCCAGTAGCATCGTAATAAGTCGCGTCGACTCTTCCAAAGTCCAGAATAGGAGTCTCCCATTTGCTTTGTATGACCCATCGAGAACGACTGGTGGCGGGGTTTGACAAACTTATAATAGCACCCTTATCATCTTGGGTTGCTTCTGGTTCTTCTACAGAGGAAAACAAATTAAAAGATGCATCTATATTCATCATATTGGTCTTATTTGTACTAAAAAAGTGTGCCACACCTGGGTCGACCGTATAAAGAGGATCTGCCAAACTATGCTCAAGTCTAGTGTCTGAAAAACTTGTTGTAACTTCGCCAAAAAGTTCATTCAAAGTGTAGGTCCTCTTGCTTGGCGTAAACTGCAATGTCACAAAAGATGTACCATCTCTCTTTAAAAATCCTGGTGTATACGGGGCAAACCCGTGTCGAATATTGCCATTCTGATCAGTCGTTGGAGAATTATCTACTGGAGGACCAAAGGCAGATGGGTTCTCATACATTGTGGTGCCCTTGTTCTTAATCTCAACTTTCATCTCGAAGGTCTGACCAATTTCAGAATTGTTAAAATTAAACGGACCAGGTTCTGACACGAGGGTTGTTACAGATTCGTTCTTTAAGAAGAAATTAGGAACCTCTGCGACAAAGTTATTCATCGCTAAAGAATAATTCTCTACAGAACCCATCTTAAGACTAGGGTTTACATCGCTCCAGTATCTTGAGCGGCCGAATTCGGAACCGCTGAATATAGACCCATAAACAGGATGAATGTCAAAGAATGTACTCACCTGTGGAGTCGCGGCAAAATACTCTGATCCTGCAGAAGCAGACGGATGCGGTTCATTGTCATACATTGCGACACCATCCAGAACGTCTGGATTTATAATCTCTTCAAATAAAATTCTTCTGTATATGTTCGATTTGATCCTAGGTTGTCCAAATGTTCTATCAGGATTGGCAGTTGTTAGGTAACTGCCAGTAAAGGCAAGACCATAAGCACCAGCAAGAGGGTTTTCTTCTGCGCCGCGATGGGGAGACCACTGTTGGCGCAGTTCAGCAGCGGTGTCTGCGCGGTCGTTGATGCCAGTTTGTTCCATAGAACCTGTGCCCGTATTATAAAATATTGGATAATCCACTGCCATTCCACTCTTAATACTATTGTATAGAACGCCGGGGGCGTATAGCATCTTTGAAGCATTCTTAAGATTATGCCTAGCACGGATAAACACGAGTGTCTCAACCAACTCTCTGTTACTTTCGCTTGCAAGGGCGCTTGGGTCAATCTGTGAGGCATCAAAGCGAATATCAGTGTATTCTTTTCTGAATAACTCGCACAACGCCAAAGTTCTAGTTGCTGGATACAAACCTTCGTATGGCAACATTTTTAACATTGCCTTGCACTCAAGAAACAAAGAACTGGGTTCCTTGTCTAAACTCGAAAACTTGTCATTGACTGTTTCAAAATATTTCATAAAATCAGTGTTAGAATACGTCTTAAAGAATGTCCCCGAAGCACTGTCCGTTGATCCCGTGAGAGACAAAAAGTCTTCCAGTGGGGTCGTGACACTTCCAGATGACAAAATTCTATCAATATGATCTGATATCTTAAACTCTGGTACAAGAGCGAAGTCTGGTGCGACCTTAAGTTCGCTTGCCCAAGTTTCATAATTCTTTTCAAACGGATATTTGCCCGATTGATCTCCTGCCTCCCACTTTGCCTCGCCAGCAAGATAAGTAAAACCTGCTACCTCTTGTTGGATTCTTCGATTATAAAGTGCACCAAAGGGCGAGTCATCGCCAGCTTGGTAGGCATTTCCACCGTTATGAAAATTTGAATACGAATTTTGTAACTCGCCCGCGTCGTCATTGATCCGGGCAAGAGCTCTTCGGTCGCCATATGCGTTGTGATTATCCCAATTAATGGAGGATGATAACAAGAAGGCAGGTCTAGTAGCAAAGTCCGACCTTGCGTCAAGTGGCCACATGCTTTGTGTTATGAAGTATTCATACTGAGTGCTGCCGTGGGTGTATAGAGCGGAATATTGAGAATTTGTACTAGAAGAGATCGGACTAATCATGCGATTCGCTGCATCCTCCATGTACTTATCTCCTAGCGTCGCTGTTAAGAATTCATTTCTCTCCAGTCTTGTCTCCCTCCACTCTCTGCTAACAAAAGAAGTTCTTAACCTGGTTTCTTTCTGGTATAAGTTGACCTCGGCAGGGTAGATCGTTTCCGAATACTTAAAACCACTTGGGACCATAACACCCCCAGGTTTTTTCATATTATCTATTATGGCGTCAAATTTAGTTCGATCTGTATCTTCAAGTTTCAAAACCGTCATTAGGTCTCTATTTGCAAACTTGCAAATGTTATTTGCATAGGTCATCTTCATCTTTATTTCTGCACGACCTTGACCAAAAACACGATTTCTCTTCGATGTAAAAGTTGCGCCCGTATCTTGATGTCCTGCCACATCCTCTCTTAGATCACCAAACTGATCGTCAGAGATCACACCAAACATAAGTTCTATAGGTTTATATTGTGACGTTACTGGAGGTTCCTGGTATACCCCAATAACACGGTCATGTTGCTCGGTAGTGTTATTTTCAGTCCCGTGAGGTCTAGAGTAGTTCATCAACGGAGAGGTGTTAGGTTCTCCATCTCGCAAGTGCAAAGTGATATTGTTATTTTTTTTGTGGTGTCTTGCGATTGGGTGATCGCCAGACCTTATCTGCTTCCAACTATTCCACCCGTATGGGGATAGTTTTGGAACAAGGGTACGCAAAGTCCAAGAACTTCCATCATTCTTTAGTGTCAAGATGTTATTGGTAGCATCAATAGTGTTGTCTGTACCTGGGGTCTCTATACCCTGACCCACCTTTTGTAAAAAGTTTAATCCAACGAAGTCGGACCAAGCGGTGCCGGTCGTATTTGCAGACTCCTCAGAAGAACTTATCAGACTTATGTCCCTCTGGTATACAGAGTCCACTCCTCGTGGTTCTGAAAAGTTATGACGATGACCCACGAACTTTTCTCTCGATTCCGTTGCCGAAGCAGCGACCCAACCATACTGCAAATCATTTCTTGGAATTGGATGCTGAACAAAAGCGTTGTCTCTCTGCTGCCTTCTCTCGTAGACACTAA